TAAGACCTCTTGATTGATAAGTTTGCTCTTCCACCTATTCTAATACCCATCAGGTAATGATCAACTATCGGTGGGATTCGATCAATACCAACAGCCCCATAGAATCTAGGGGTTGCATTTATATTACCAATACTAACAGTTGCAAAATCTTCCAGACCACTTAACTCTAACCCGTTCCTATTGTTGTTGAGATATACCGCTAAAATGACCTGTGCATTTTTTACACGATCTGGGATTTCAGTATCTGTGTAATAATCAGCAACTAATCTATTTGGAAAAGATAAGCCATAAAGGTTTGTGTAAGTATCAGGTTTTCTTACTCCTGATCTCGGCCACTCAAGTGCCTGGGTATCATCTACCCTGGCCCCCAGGAACTTTTCTCTATCGATGCGTTGTGCAGCCGTGAACAATGCACGGTTTTTATTGTCGTTGCTTGAGCCATCCCATGCAGCAGCGTCATCACTGAGGACTAAACCTTCAATGAAAGAGTTTGCATCATCGAGTGTTATATAGGTGTTTGCATTAGCACCACCAACAGTTGCATCAAGAGTTATCGCCATTTAGTTTTACCTTTTTGGGCTTTGGTTTTGGTTTTGGCTTTTCAAGAGTAGGAGTTAATGAGGCTGCCTTTTGAGCAGCCTCATTCCTCGCTCTCATTCGCCTGAAAGCGAACATTCCCATTAGCTGGATGCTCCTTTTAGAGCAACATAGTTAATAACGATAGCTTCACTTAAAGCTCCGCCTGATACGTTAGAAACTGTGATCTTGAATGATCCAGCTGCAATTCCGTTAGCACTTACGATGTAAGCACCAGCAGTTCCAGCGGAACCATGACAAGCAACGACAACATCTGTTGCAGCGATTTTGCTGTTAGTAACTGTGAAAGATACTTCAGCGGCATCAGCCAATGCAGCGTTGTTCATTGTAATCTGTCCACTCTCAGTATTGAGAGTTACACCTGTCGATTTGTTAGTACTTTGGGTTACAGTACCTCCGTCTGTTGGGCCGATTAAACTACCAGCACCAATTTCAAAAATAGAAGCCATGATTTAAAATCCTAGTTATAGCAAGGGTTCTCGGTTAATCCATATTCGACACGTTGGTCGCCCTGACAATCCCTATATTTTTAGTCTCATAAACTTTCGACCATGAAGCAACAGTTTCCAACACAGTTCTTGTTGGGTTTACTGTTGAAACAGCGTATTTAAGACCTACAGGATGATAGATGTAGTGGAGATCCACAGCCATTGCTTCTTCTAAAGCAAGGATGTCTCTATCTGTTTGTGTTCTGATTGGTGCCTGTTCACCTGTGACAACTGCTCCTTCTGTAAAAAAGAACGTACTGAATTCCGTAGAAGCACCAGAACCTGTTGTTGGAACATCATCCGAAACAATAATTCTAAGACCTCCAAATGTTTCAACAACATTAGGGCCATCAAATGCTCTGACTGTACTACCACCTGTCGCTCCTGTGTCGGGTGCGCCTGTGTTGTCGTAGATGCGATCAATCATATTTCGCTCTAGCAAATCTCCATAGACGTTGGAGTGCATCGCAACCGTTGTAAGTTTTGATCCCTGATCTCCAAGTAAAGATTTTGCCTTTGCAATATGACGAGGACTTAATGTTGTTGGAGTATCACTTGATTCTGAATCAATTGTTAAATCAAACAAAGCAGAGTTGCTGTCGTTTGCATTGATTGAACCAAATGCACCAGTTAGACAAGAGAATAAATCTTTTTGCTTCTGGTTGTTAACATAAGCAGCCATCTTCTGAGCGATAGCAGCCATTGGATCTGGGCCACCACCAACTGCAAGTGCTGCTAAATCTCGTGAACTGAATGCTCGCCCACGATGTAGCACGGCTGCAATCTGGTTGTCAGCTGTGATCTTTCCAGGTGTTAATGATAATGAATCTGTGAGAACTTCAAAGTCTCCAGATAGGTTTGCTTTGTAGAACACTTTTGTTACCCCGAAAGCTCTTTATCTTTCGGTTCTACATCTTTGCCATTGATGTAGGTCGGACTATATCTTCAACCCAGAGGGTTGCAAGGCACTCGTGGAAGCATTACTCAGTTTCCTGTCGGCTTCTAGTCTCTGAACCTTCCAGCTTGTGGGCTGGCTTGGCTGCTGATTATCCTTTAATGGTGGACTTCCAGCAATTCACCTTGTTTCATTATGCTGTTACCAACATAAGCCCCAACTACTCTTTAGGGATTTTTACAAAGTCACCGCCTCTTTCTGCGGATAGATTTAATTCTGCCAAAGGTGTTACGACCCCACTCTGTAGGAAGGCATCTCTCTGAGTTGTCTCCTCAATTAAGTAGGGGGTGAACACTTCTGGTATTATTAAATCCGACCTCAATGTAGCCATGAGAATTTAAATAATATGTTCACTTCGAGGCACAACCTCTGACATGGCACAACCACGTTGACTCTATATTAACTAGAAACTGCGTTTTTTAACATATTATATTTATTTATATCTGTACGATACAATCTTGCCTGCTCAGTTAGATTAAAAGATTCTTTGGCAAATGGGTTGGCCTCTCCTGTAATGACATCAGCAGTTACTTTTGTTGTTGTAGCACCACCGCCCTGTGGTCTTGGATTTTTCTGTACCCATTGAGGCATCTTTTGTTGCGCCCAATCTTTTACAGGGGTTCTGTTATAACCATCAACAATAACAACAGTGCCATCAGCTTCTCTTGCAAGTTGATCTCTGTTTATTCTTGACAAGACATATTGTGGGTCATGTACGACATCAGCTAATGCACTGACAGCAGGGGCTTCCACTTCAAGTTCTCTCTGTCTTTGTTCAAGCTCCTGTATTCTTTTGTTTTTGGCTGCTTCTTGTTCTCGATACTGGGTTGCAAGTTTTTCTCTTGCCTCTTCATATTTACCCTGCGCCTCAAGTTCTTCCTGTTCTTTTTTCTGCTTATAAGCAATCAAGGCATTTACATCAACATCCTGAGGAACAGCTTTTGCTGTTTCTTTTGCTTTTTTATAATCATCTAATAATTCAGCATTTTTCTTTCTCATTGATTCAACTTCTGCTTTCAAAGCATCAACTTCTGCCTGTGAAGGATTTGGCTTGATTGGTTCGTCTGACATAAAAAATCGTAATATTTATTTATAATATTATCGTGAAAATTACCATTTGACCTTATGTGACCAAAATAACGGTGAAAATATCGTTGGATTTGGGTTCTGGGCATTATGTCTTGCGTAATAACTAGCTCTTCTCTGCTTTTCTGCTTTTGTTCTTGGATTCTTGCCAGCACCTTTGACTCCCTGCTGTCCAAACCTGATTAATTTAACCTCATCACCTTTTTTTGCAAGCACAACATGAGATTTTGTTGGATGACCTGGAGTTGGTTTTGCTTTGTTAACTTCTGTTAAGCCATACTTTTTCAGCTTACGTTCTATCTTTTCTTTTTTACTTAATGTCATTTGCCTATCTTCTCCTGTGCCATTCTATGCGCTCTCGCAAAACTCATGCCCTCACGCATTTTTCTTACCATATAATTCATGTGCCTTTTAGTGTGATGCACTGAATGAGCTTTCAAGGTTTCTTTTTGTTTTTTTGTAAGTGGAGCCATTATCTTTTCTTTTGATATTTTGAATAAATTTTAGCGTCTGCTGTTCTTGCTCCACCTTTACCTGTCATATAACTATTCACTCTGCCCATTGCCCAAGCTCCCATCGGCACATTACGAGATCCAGCAGAAAGATATGCACCTTGACCCTTGCGGTAAACTTCTGCAAGTTCACCATAAAAAAAGCGAGTGCCTTTTGCCTTTTTCTTAAGGCTAGCTTTTACGCTTTCGCTTAGTGGTTTTCTTCTTTTTGCCTGAGACATTTTGTTTGGTGCGTGATTTAGATACAGCTTTTATATCAATAAACTCTCCTTTTCTGTAGGCTTCGGCAGTTCGCTTGATCTCAGCAGCTTTCGCTGCTCTATCTTTTGAACCAGACAGATATTTTTTTGGAATACCTGTCTTTTTGTCTTTTGGAACTCGCCTTCTTTTTCTAGTCACTTTTTAGCTTTTTTCTTGGTTGCTGATTTTGTTTCCTTTTCAGCCTTTGGCTTTGACTTATCATAAGTCTGGACTTTAAATGTATATCCCATTATTTTTTACCTCCCTTCTTTTTCTTCTTCTTTCCTTTTGGCTTCATTGATCCATAGTGTGAAGGCATAACAATAAAAGTAACTGTTTATATATTACTTCCTTTTACGTTTCTTAGCTGTTTTCTTTTTGCCTGCTGTAGATAATGCAATGGCCTGTGCCTGCTTCAATGTCTTACCTTCTCTCATCAGCAAACGGATGTTGCTTGAGATTACAGATTCTGATTTTCCTTTTTTTAATGGCATATCTATAGTTTATATTCTTTTTTGATTTGATCCAATGTTTTTTCTGTTCCATCAGTTCTGATAATCTGCCTCAATGCCTTTTGACCAGAGCTTCCTTTTTTATTTGCTAATCTTTTGAAAAACCTTACTCTCTGTTCATTGCCGAGAGTTTTTATCTGTAAATCTTTTTTTTGATTTAATAACCAATCACCATACGCAACATTTTGTGGGACTCGACCTGTGATGCTTGGTCTTGTATCAAGTGCAGTTTCAGGTGGTTTTTCTAGTCCAGAATATTTTTTTTGCAATCCATCAAAATCAACAACAGGAACAGTGGTTGACCTACAGTTGAAATGCTGTGGAGGTGTCGGCCCTTTGTTATACGCAAACTGTTGGCCATCAAGTCTCTGACAGATTGGTGTAGTTTTTGAATCCAATGTCGCAACATATTCATATTTAGGAGCAACTTTCCTATTTGCAGCATAAACAGCCTGTGATGCTTGGTTTTGTACTTGATTTACAGAAGTTCTAACAATTGTCTGAATTTGATGATTTGCAAGTTTTGTAAGTTCTCCACCCGATGCTGCAAGTTGTTTGACAGATAATGGTCCAAAATCTGCAAAATTTAAATCTCCAACTAATCGTCTTGCAATCTGTTGTGTTGTCTCTCCACTGAATACACCCGATCTGATTGCCAATGCAAGTTTTTCCTGTGAACTGGCAGCAATTCCTCTAAATGCTTTATTTACAGTTTCGCCATTAGGCAAAGTTACTGCTGATCCTTGAGTTGCGGTAAGTTCAAATTTGCCAGCACCGAATCTTTTGAAAGCATCTTCCTTAAATTGTTCAGTTGTAAATATATTTATCTGTGTAGGGTCTGTCATTATTACAGATTCTGCATATTTTGGACTTATGGCAACACTATTGATCGGCACATCACCAGATGCCGTTACCTTTTTGAGTTCATTTACAATAAAATCTCGCTGTAAAAGAGTTATCCCCTGTAATTCTTTCTTAAAATCTCTTGCCGTAACACCAGACCATGTATTCAAGCTATCTTTTGCCTGTTTTATGATCGCTCTAAGTCTTTTTCTTGTTTGCGGTGCAATAATTCTTGCCCCACCTTTTGCTATCTCTGCAACTTGCCTCTCATCTATTTCTCTTAATTGTTTTGCTGCATTTAAAATTACCTCGTTATATGTGACAGCATATTTTTTTGCAACAGCATTACTGAAACGGTTGAGATCAATAGTCTCTCTAAAAAATACCTCTGGAATTGACATTCATCAAGCTGCGTCAGGTTGGGTTGGGGCTTCCATTTCAATAAGCCCACCAGCTTGTGTTGCCTCAACTTCTTCCTCCACTGAAAAATCATCTCCGAGAATCTCACCGCTGCTTAATTGTGTTAATAATGTTTCCTGACTGATAGTGCCAGCAGTAAACAATGCAAGTAATGATTGAATCTCCTGTGGTTCTAATCTTGCAGTTACAAAATCTCTGTTAACAAAACTGCTGCCAGCATTAGGTTCGTTTAGATATTCACTGTGAAACTTGAGGCAGTTGTCAATCAGATCTTGCATCTGTTGGGCTACGACCATCATTGTGCTGTCATTCTGTGATCTATCTATCCTCTTGGCCTCTGCTGTCTCGCCAACTAACTTTTGCCCAAGCACCGCAGCCAGTGACAATGTATTGATCTGATCTTTCAAATCTTCAAGCCTTCTGAATTGACTTTCATAACTATCACTTGATGGGCTGATATATTCCATCCTTGATTCGGGTGGTAATGATAGTGCTTCACTTGGCCCTGTTGTAATCTCATCACTGTTTGGATAACCAAAAACTGCAAGTAAAGGAACTGAACTGATATGCAGAATATTATCAAGGTCACTCTGTATCTGATAATGCTTTAGATTCAATTCTGCTATGTCATATAAAGGGCTTCGGCTTTCGTAATATCCAACTCGGTTTGAATATGCAACAGAAAAAGGAATTTTATCCTTTATGCTCATCTCTCCCTCATCATGTAATTTATATTCACCCTTTTTGTCTTTTCTATGTATCTCAAACCTCCCAGGTTCTAATACTCTGATCTGCTTTACAATCTTCTCTCCATACTTACCATCAGGTTCGACAACCTGTTCCATTAATCGTAATTGAGTAAGCTGTCTTACACCATCAATAACTTCTGTCCTCCATCCCAGAATATTTTTTGGCTCGTATGTTACCCAATATGGTCTGACTTTATCTCCATCCTTCGGAGCATCTACAAGCACACCACAATGACCGTAAGAAATAACTGTTCTTGCCGTAGTGTAAAGCCACACATTCAAATCATCGCCCTCTAACGAAACGTCAAAAAGCTGCTCCCTTACTAAATCAGAAACACCATCAAGACGAACAGGCTTTCGCACTAACATTCCAGCTAACATCTTCTCGATTCGCTGCATAAAGGGAACTACATTTGATCTGGAAAGTCTACGATCATAGCTATCGTCTACCTCGCGTTCAAGTTGTGGAAGATATTTTCTATGCTCACTGCGAATTTTATATGTTCCTTCTTTTAAATCTTCAATCAGACCCCAGAAATTTGCCATTCTCTGATAGGCAGCATTAGGGCTTGCAACCGTTGTAGGAGCTAGTGTTACAGGCTGATTGTAAATATTCAGAGAGCTATACACGGTTTTTCCTCATAGTACCATTACTTTTAATATATTCTAATACCAGTTGGCTTGCCTGCCCTACCATAAAGCAAATTAAATTCTCTGTAACAGAGATATCCAAGCGCATCATTCATATGGTCATATCCATTCTGTTTATCTGGATCTCCTGTCTTTTCATCGTAGCTCTGCAATTCAAGGCACTCAATCAAACGAGTGCAACGGGCATGAATCGCCAAACGTCTTTCCCCTTTGCCGTTCTGTAGTAACGCATTGACGGTTGCAACTCTATCTTTGATAAAGGGGTTGCTCTTGAGAGCCATTGAAC